GGGACTTCGTGCTCGTGCACAAATGAAAACATTACGTCTTTCCCACCTCCGAGCAAAGCTCAGAGGTGAATGAAGTTCATGTTAGCTTTGTTGCTCGTCCTACTCCCGAAGGAGCCCCTAGCGGCCGTATCACTAGGCACGTATTAAACGTGGGTGGGGCTAGTTATCTTTCAGTTCCTACTAGAAGGAACACTTACACTCTACAATGAGTAAGTACGGTAATAAATCACCGGGGTGTTGATGAAAAACACCAAATCATAATCTGGACCAGTACCGTAGTACACGTCGACGGAAGATTGAAAGGTCTTGTTCGTTGTCTCAGTGGGTGTTTGCACAGTCAATGAGAACCAATCGTTATTCGCACCTGAAAACGCGTCCTGGTTGTTGTATGTAGTGTACAAATCAACCACATGGAACGCGGAGTTCGAATAGAATGGTAGGTTGGCAGCCACACTCGCGTTGGTACGCGTGTTGGACAATGCCTTTCCAGTAACACCTGCAGGAATGGTGTTCTGGAAATATGTGTTCGTGTTTAGAGAGTCCGTCGCCAATACGGTATTGAATCTCTGGCGCCGATCCGCCGATGATAAGGTACTCCCATCCGCAGTACGATCGATAGACAAAACATCTACCCAACCACCATTAGATGCGCCTGCACCCGTCTTAACGTTTCCTGTAACGTTAACGGATCCTTTAGAACCTATGAAACAGTTCGCGATCCATGGAATGGGATGCTGAGGACAGATGAAACCATACTGAGGTACTCCTGCAATGAGAGGAAGATCAGTACCGTTATTCCAAATGCCTGGCGAGGGTGGCATGTGCTTCAGGGGAATTGCAACTCGACTGGTACCGTCAACGGTTCCAGCAAAAACCCAACTCTTTGAAAGAGATGATCGGTGGAGAAGTTCACGTAATGATGTGACTTTCTCGCCGAAGCACTCAAGATATACTGCTGGATCTGCCTCCGTTACCTGATGGGAGGTCTCCTCCGTAGCATCATCATACACAATGCTCGATTGTGCAATTGAACTCGACAAACTACTCAATGTGTGCATAGCATTGACATTTAAGAGACCCAGATTTCGAGGACCTGCATACTCGATATCATCACCTGCGGAAACGTACACTAGCATAGTCACATCTGACGACGCTTCTGGTGCTGTGAGCCTATTGAGCACACGAACATTGATAACTCCATTGGCCAAGCCATTACTTTGATTTGGGGGAGTCGCCGATGCTGTCCAAGGGAGAGGTGAAGCATAGGTACGTGTCGCTGTCTCTAGGAACTGTCGATTTTGAACATAAGGTACTGTAAAAGTTACCTCATCGGTCTCATCTAAGTCCATGATAGTAGCAAACGTGTTGACGTTGCCAAGAGAGGCTCCTTCGTTAAGATTGTTTGCTGAACGATCCCACGAGATCTGGATGCGACCTCTATGGTATTTAGAGCGGATCATCTTGAACGTGAACTTCAGAGACCCACGCCAGTACTGAAATAATTGTGTAAGATAACCAGCTGGTGGGAACACAATTTCGTTCGAACCATTGGTCTGCCACACCTGTGGGGTAACAAAGCTCGTAAACAAGATGTCTCCTGGTACAGCCGTTGTCGACCACAGAGATCCAACAAGAAATGATGAGCGACCTGCAAAACGTTTGATCACTAGATCATCTTGCCCGTCTCCTCCATGTTGTTGTGAACCTACAGCAATCTCCTGTTTCGGCTGTAATGATAGCTTACTAACAGGGGCTGATATTTCGGTGGACGCTAACTCAAACGGGAGTTGTCTGATGGGTTCAATATCCCTAATGTTCGGTACGTTTGTGAAGCCAAACAAACTAGCTACCTTACCAACTGTGCTCGCAACACCAGCTGTGGCCTTAGCATACGGTCCTATGATAGGGACTTTAGCGAGGCTATTAGCGGCATTGGCAACAGCGGAGGCAGGACCACTAATCTGTCCATTTCCAGAATACTCAATGCTAGACTGGGCAACAGGTTGGTTGGTGGGACCTCCCAACTCTGTGTCCTCCAGCCACGCAAAAGTCTGGATATCCACAGAAGAGCCAGTGACTCCATTGGCACTCTTTAAACCAACATAGACTGTCAAATCCACCTTACCCATATTCTGATAATTCGACAATGTCGTCTCCATCATTGGGTACGGATACAAAAAAGGGCAGACCATAGTTGCCGTCGATGTGTTCTGTGGGTTTAGCCAGACATGTGGTTTTTGAGATTGCTGAACCAACATTAGGTTCGTGGATGAGCTCACTGTATCCGTACGAAATCCAGCAAGAGGAGTGTAGGCAGCTATGATACCGCCATAATAAAACGGCGAACCGTTTACTGTAAACTTGAGATGCAGATTGCCTCGGATAAGACCGAAACCTCCTGTTTTCTCCTTCAGTGAGGGATCAGCTAAATACGCTGACCATGGCTGGATGGTGCGTTGGATGCCTGTTCCCATCGCCTCGGTCCATGTGAACGAGTCAATAAGACGAGGGCGAGAAAAATACTCACCCAGACTCTGTGGCATGGACATCGTAGATGCTGCTCTACTAGAATTAGAGCCTAAATCGACGTGAACGGAGACTGGCTCATCCTTAAACGCATATGTTTGTTGCATGGTAGTGACGCTTCCTTCCGTATCGGGACGAACATCGGCTTGTGCTACGATGCGATTCTTCCAAGCTTTTCGCTTTTGCGAGCGTAGTTGCTTAGTGTAGATTTTGTTGATGGCTGACTCGATAGCAGCAGGCGCCATTTGCCTAACAGCTACTTCGATATGGTGTGGATTAGTGTTAACTTGTTTGCTGAGATGTGAATCTTCAACGTCGCGGTTCTTCTCAACACGGCGACGCCTAGCAGGCTTTTTGGGAGACAACCGGATCCCTGTCCACTCGGACTCTTCGGAGGAACGCTCCATGGTGGTCGATCCCCAGCAGTCCATTCTCCACGATGTCTGTGCTTGCGGTACAGACGAGTGGCAGTAACTACTACTGAGGGTTGGTGTGGCTTCAGCCGAAAGCTCGGGTTTCACCAACAAAACCCTGTGTTTTGGAGAAGCAAAAAGAAACCTCTCGTACATTTGATTCCACGTCGGAGCTGGAAATTGCTCCATACGGGCTTCAAGTTCTGGTGTCTTGGGAGTATCTTCGATCAGAGTCGCCAACTGATGGTAAAACTCATGACCGTGGAAGAATGCCTCCGACATCGCAGAACAAATCGCCATCGCCAACTGCTCCTCTTCAGAAACAGCCTTGGATGGGTTTGTGTAGATCAACATCTTATAGATGGACTCCTTATCCAAGGGAGCCACCTTCATTCCTGGGAACAACTCGTGGGTGGCGAAACGACGTTTAAGGAATCCGACTTCCTCATACGAGATGTAAGGTACACTTTCGGATAACTTATCAGCCATTGTGTACACAATCCCAATGGACTCAAAGACGCGCTGAACGGAAGTGTGATTATACCAGGGAGCATCAGGATGAACCTTTGCCATGATATCATCGCCCAGAACACGAATGAAAACTAGAACCCAGAATTGGCGAGCCGCTTTAGTAGGATCCATTTTCAGCTCAACGGCAAGAACAACCCACGCATACAAGTGCAAAAGGATGTTACAAATGCTGTTGAAAAAAGTTGTGATCTGATGTCCTGACACTTCACCACCCAATAGCATGATGAGAGTACCGAAAAAATCAACGACAGCTGTAATGTTGTCAGAAAGAAGTGTGTCCAGTGCCAACAGTTCCTGCTGGGTAAACCCACAGTGCTTTGCCACATCTAGGAACACCTTTTTGCCGCCATTCTGGATAAGGATAGAGAGGATCTTATCGAAACCTCTGAAATCTCCAGCCATCCAGTTGTCACCTGGAATCTTTTCGGATTCCTTGTACAAATCATCCCACTGCTCCGAATGTGTGTTAAGACCGACTGCATGACGAAACAAGTCTCGTCTACGGACCATCACACGCGTAAGGCCAGTGGTGAACATTCTCATAACTGTGAGAAACGCAACTGGACACATGTAAAAACCACGTGTCTTCTTCATAGCTCTCTTAGCCAAGGAAATCATCTCATCCTTAAGCTGAGCAGTGAAAATGGGGTGTGTGCGAATCCCCTGTATGGTTAATTCATAAATCCGAGTGATCTCAGCTACGACTTCATCATCGTACTGGCGGAACGTTGACCATTCCTCAAACTCTTCCTCGCTCTGAATATACTTCTTCTTAGGGCCTGGAAAACCATGACCAGCTGAGGTTGTAAACTTCTGAGCATCGACATTTGGAACACCGGGGAAGCCGTTAACGGCCACGCTAAGAGGAACCACGTGCACGTCTTCAATATCTTCCTTAGTGAAACCACTAGTAAGATGTTCAGAAAACGAATCACAACAAATCCGAAAGAGACTCTCTTTCATGGAATGAGTTGGACACAGGTACTCCTTAAGAATGTTCTGTTGTGGCTCCCAGGAACCCATATCAGGATTGGTCAAACGGTCAACCATGTTGAGCCCTCGCATAGGCGCCTCATAGAGGAGGAACGGAGCGATTGCTGTATGTCGACCATTGGCTTTGGGTCGAGGTCTGAAACCGCGTAGTGCACCAAAAACCATCAACTGACCTTCCTTGTGAAAGTCAGTGTAAAGCTTATCTTTCTCTGAGAGATCAGACTGAGCTACAGTGCCAGTTGGAGTAACAACACCAACCTGGACCATAGGTTCAATTTCAAAGTCCTCGAAGAAGATGGGTGCAGCGTGTGTTACAAAGCGAGCTTCATTAAACGCGCAATGAATACCAGCTACTACGGGTCCATATCCCGTTTGGATGATCAATGGTGAACCACAATCTCCGCCAAGAGTTTTCTCTTGTGGTCTACCTACTAAAGACTGCATGTCCACTCCAGCTTTGGAACCGATAAAGTTCCCAAGGTGGGATCGTGAAACACCAATAACAGGAATCTCCTTAGCTTCACAATGTGGTTGTGGTACATAGTAGAAGGAGGGACCGACGGAAGAAAACGTCTTCTTTGGGAGGAAAGAGGAGATATCCTTAAACAGTGCGGGCATAGCCATGGTAGTGATGATAGCGAGATCTCGTTCAGGAATACGACGGATCATCGATTGCTCAACGTCAACCACAAACTTAGCAACAACTCCTTCTGTAACCTTCTTACCGAGGTAGATGGTCATCTGGAAGTCATCAAAGCAACTGTGATTGTTCATCACAAACGTGGAGTTGTTGATCACTAAGATACGGGTGGTAGCTCGGGCAACACCTGGAACATAAATGTCAGCAATAAGTGAATTATTGCGAATACCAGGAAGCATCTGAGACAGACTGTTGGGGCGGCGAGGATGGAAGTCAAGAGCTGTAATGCTCCTTTCCTCAACTCTCCAGACGTTGATCTTCTCGTCATCACGTTGCTTAGGCTTCTTTCCAATAGCATCGAGGGACAACTGGCCCTCCGATTTACTGAAGAAACGAAGTGCAAAACGCACCACAGCGATAATTGCGATAGAGGATCCTACAGCAATCATAAGAATGACCATACCATGGTCACCCATCAAACTCTTGTCGTAAGCTCCTCCA